TAATAAACAGGAACGAGAAATGAAAAACACATTAACAGATTTAAATAATCACTTATTTGCTCAAATGGAAAGATTGAGCGAAGAATCATTAAGCGTTGAGCAACTGGCTTTTGAAGCAGAACGGTCAAAAAGTTTGACGATTATTGCGCGTACAATCGTGGATAATGCACGTTTAGTCCTTGATGCACAAACACGCATTAACGATATTCCAGAACACAAAGAGCTTCCTGCTATTTTAAAATGAACAGCGGTCGCTTTGAAAAAGGGTTTACGCCTTGGAATAAAGGGCTTAAAGGCGTTAATGGAGAATCAAAAACGCGCTTTAAAAAAGGAAATGTTAATTGGAACGTTAGACAAATTGGTGATGAAAGAATTGATATAGATGGCTATATTTATGTTAAGGTTTCAGATATTGGCATTAAAAGCCAACGCTGGAAATTAAAACATCGATTGATTTATGAACAACATCATGGCGAAATAACAGGCGAAACGATTATCAGGTTTTATGATAACGATAAACAAAATATGAATATAGAAAATTTATATGCGGTAACAAGAGCAGAAAACGCTGTTTTAAACCGTTTAAAATTTGCTAATGAACCAATCGAATTAAAACCAACCATACTCGCTATGGTTAGAATGTGCTTAAAAGCAAAAATTCCTTATAAAGTTTCCGCACAGTAGGGGGAGATATGGAAAAAAAGGCAGGAAATAGGGGTGTAGGGCGCGTTAAAGGCGTGCCTAACAAAGTTACCAAAGAATTAAAAGAGATGATTTTAGGTGCGCTTTCTGACGTTGGAGGGCAGGCTTATTTAGCGCGTCAAGCCGAAGACAACCCAACCGCGTTTTTGAATTTAGTTGGTAAAGTTTTACCACATGAATTAAAAGCAAAAGTTGAAGGCGATCAAACAGTAGCAATGACAATTACATGGCAGCAACCAGAATAGTAATCCCATACACACCACGCTCGGCTTTTTTGCCGTTGCACACACGTTCACAGCGTTGGGCGGTGGTTGTTGCGCACAGACGTGCGGGAAAAACTGTTGCCTGCATTAACGAGTTAATTAAATCGTGCTGCACACACAATGGTGGTGATGGGCGTTATGCGTACATTGCGCCATATTATGCACAAGCAAAGTCTGTTGCATGGGATTACGCTAAAAAATTTTCTGCGCCTATTACCGGGGTGAAATTTAATGAAGCTGAGCTGCGTATTGATTACCCTAATGGCTCACGTTTGCAGTTGTTTGGTCAAGATAACGCAGATCGTTTGCGTGGTCTTTACTTTGACGGCATTGTTGCTGATGAGTATGGTGATTGGAAGCCAAGCGTTTGGGGTTATGTTATACGTCCGGCTCTTGCAGATCGCAAAGGTTGGGCGATAATTATTGGAACACCTAAAGGGCGTAATTCATTCTTTGATCGCTACAATGAAGCAACAAAACGCGCTGATTGGTTTGATTTAAAACTCACAGCAAGCGAATCAGGTCTACTTGATGCTGAAGAATTACAATCACTGCGTGAAGAATTAACAGATGACGCATGGCGACAAGAAATGGAATGTGATTTTGACGCGGCTATTCCGGGCGCGATTTACGGCAAAGAAATGTATGAGCTTGAACAAGATGGGCGAATTCGTGAATGTTATGACCGCAGTGTAAAAACTCATGCGGTAATGGATTTAGGTTGGAGTGATGATACAGCGATCTGGTGGTATCAAGTCGTTGGCAAAGAGATACGTTTTATTGATTGCTACAGTAACAGCGGCATGCCAATTAGTCATTATAACGAAGTGCTTAAAATGCGTGGGTATGATTATGGCGACTGGCTATGGTTACCACATGACGCTCGAGCAAAATCATTGCAAACTGGGCGATCTATTCAAGAGCAATTTCAGTCATTAGGTTGGCGCACTCGCATTGTTCCCGAATTAGGATTGATGGACGGCATACAAGCCGCACGTCTAACGCTTGCATCTGCATGGTTTGACCCTAAATGTGAGGACGGCATGGGAGCGTTAAAACAATATCAACGTCAATTTGATGAAGATAAGAAAGTGTTTCGAGATAAACCGCTTCATGATTGGACTTCTCACTATTCTGACGCGTTTAGATATGCCTGTTTAGCATGGCGAGAAATACACCCACCTAAAACACCACCTAAGCCAAAATATTGGGACGCGCAATCACTTGACGAACTGTGGAAAAACTCGCAAACTAAGTCATCAAAACGCATTTAGAGTATGAAATGAACGAAAGACTATCAGCACAACCTTGGCATGATGAAATAAAACGCTATCAAGAGCAATTTAAGCGTTGGACTTCGCGTGGCGAAGAAATTGTTAAGCGTTATAGAGATGAGCGCAAAGAATCACAACAAAGTGATGCACGCTTTAATATTCTTTGGTCAAACGTGCGGACGCTTAAGCCTGCTATTTACGCCAAGCCACCGTTGCCAGAAGTTTCTCGCAGGTTTAACGATGCTGACCCTGTTGCTCGCTGTGCGTCTACCATTCTTGAGCGTGCTTTAGATTTTGAAATTAAGCAATACAATGATTTTAACTCAACCATGTCATGCGTGGTTGAAGATCGCCTTTTGCCTGGGCGTGGTGTTGCTTGGCTTAGATATGAGCCGACAATTGAAACTATTGAAGCAGAGCCACAAATTAGCAACTACATTGAAGTTGGTGGTGAAGAATACGCAACACATGAAACAAACGAAGAAAATTCGTTTGCTGGTGAACAAGAGCCAATGGAGCGTATTGAAAACGAACAATCACCAGTTGATTACGTTTATTGGCAAGACTTTGCGCATTTACCTGCTAGAACATGGGACGAGGTCACATGGGTAGCTAGACGTGTTTATGTGACAAAAGAAGAAGGTTTAGAGCGTTTTGGCGAAGTGTTTGAAAATGTACCGCTAACCACATCACCTGATAAAAAAGACGGTGAACGCTCTACCACTGAGCAATTAAAAAAAGCGGAAGTCTGGGAGATTTGGGATAAACCTAAAAAATGCGTATATTGGGTAAGCACTCACTACGATGTTATTTTAGATCACAAAGATGACCCGCTTGAATTAGAAAACTTTTTCCCATGCCCTAAGCCGTTTTTTGCAACAATTAGCACAGGCTCGCTTGTTCCAGTTGCTGATTTTGTCATGTACCAAGACCAAGCAAATGAAATTGATGAAATCACGGGACGCATTCAGCATTTGACCCGCGCTTTAAAAGTGATGGGTATTTATGCGGCTGATGAATCAAGCATTGAACGGTTAATGAAGGAAGGCAATGACGCTGTAATGATTCCAGTTAAAAACTGGGCGGCATTTGTCGAAAAAGGCGGGCTGTCACAAGCCGTACAATTTATTCCGCTTGGCGATGTCATTCAAGCTATTGCTCAGTTATATCAATCACGCGAACAATGCAAACAAATTATTTACGAAACGACAGGTCTTGCGGATATTATTCGTGGCGCAACGGACGCGGCAGAAACAGCAACAGCTCAACAAATTAAATCCAATTTTACTTCACTTCGTTTAAACGAAATGAAAGATGACATGGCTAGATTTGCGCGTGACATTTTGCGCATGAAAGCCGAAATCATGTGCAGTAAATATCAGCCAGAAACGCTTATCAAAGCATCAGGTATTATACACACTGATGATGCAGATTTAGTTCAACAAGCGTTAATGCTTTTAAAAAATGAACCATTGCGTAATTTTAATATTGATATTGAAACCGACACATTGGTTTTAATTGACCAACAAAAAGATAAGCAAGATAGATTAGAATTTTTAACAGCAGTTGGTGGCTTTATGCGCCAAGCAATGGACGCAGGTCAACAACAGCCGCAAATGATTCCTTTGCTTGGTGAGTTGATGTTGTTTGGTATTCGCGGATTTAAAATTGGGCGCACGGTTGAAGGTAGTTTTGAGAAGTTTATTGAGCAATCCAAACAACAAGCGCAAAACCCGCAACCTTCAGCAGAAGAAAAGAAAATTCAAGCCGATATGCAATCAGCACAATTAAAAGCACAAATTGAGCAACAACAAGCAGACGCACGTCAACAGTTAGAAAAAATGCGATTCCAACACGATGCAACTATTGAGGCGCAACAGCAACAAATGGACTCACAAAAACTGCAATTAGAACAATGGAAAGCGCAACTTGATAATGATACAAAAATTGCTATTGCTCAGATACAAGCTCAAAATAGCATGAAACAACACGTTTTAAGTTTAAATTCTGGTAGAGATGTAGGAGCATTAACCGAACTTACCGATACCGGTGATATGCAAATTAGTTCTTTGTTGTCTGGTTCATTAAATAGCGTCATAGACAGCGTAAACACAAACATGACACAAATGATGACACTTGCAAATCAACAAAATCAATCACTGCTTGAAAGAGTAGCGGAAATGCACAATCAAGTAACACGACCAAAACAAGTGGTTCGTGATGCTAATGGGAAAATTGTAGGGGTTAAATAATGGCTTTAGTTTTAGCAGATAGAGTTAAGGAAACAACAACATCTACAGGCACTACCGCTATTAATTTAGCTGGTGCTGCTACAGGGTATCAAACATTTTCCTCCGCTGTTGGTGATGCCAACACTACTTACTACACCATTGCAGACCAAACAGGGGCTAATTGGGAAGTAGGGATTGGTACTTATACAACATCTGGAAATACACTAAGTCGTGATACAGTTTTATCATCTAGTAATGCAGGTAGCTTAGTTGATTTTACTACTGGTGTGAAAGATGTGTTTGTTTCTTATCCTGCTGAAAAAGCATTGTATTCTGGCGGAGATATTGGAACACCTGCTAGTGGAACGCTTACAAATTGCACGGGATATACTTACGCAAATTTATCTGGCACAGTTCCAACATGGAATCAAAACACAACGGGCACAGCGGCTAATGTAACAGGACTTGTTGCAGTAGCTAACGGTGGGACTGGGACAGCCACACCTGCGTTAGTAGCAGGTTCAAATGTTACCATTACAGGCACATGGCCTAATCAAACTATTGCGGCAAGCAGTGGCGGTAGCGCAACAAAAACCATATCAAATAAAACAGCCGCATATACAGTCGTAACAGGTGATTTAGGCACGATCATAAACTGCACTAGCGGTACTTTTAATGTAAGTTTAACGGCTGCCGCATCACTCGGAAGTGGGTTTACTTGTACTATTTGGAATACATCTAATAATAATACCCACGTCATTACGATTGACCCTAATGGTACTGAATTGATAGATGGTAAAGCCACACTTATATTAAGACGTGGTGAAGGGTTGGCAATTGTTTGTAACGGCACAGGCTGGTTAACAGACGATAAAAAACCGATGCGTGGTTATGCTGAAAATTTAAATTCTGGTGATACTCGTCCTGTCGCGTCTAACGATGGCTCTCTTGCCATAGGGTCATCAAGCACATCTTCTGGGTCATATGGATATGCAATTGGATATTTAACTCAAGCCACAGGTTTAGGGTCAGCAGCTATTGGGGTTGGTTACGGAACTGCTATTGTAGCAGGTGCAAATTATTCAACAGCTATTGGGCAAAATTCAACCCCAGCAGGCTCAGTCACAGCCACAGGCGCAGGAGCAATGGCTCTAGGAGGTTCGTATGCTAGTGGCATCGATAGTTTTGCTGCGGCTATTGCGAATAATACGAGTACATACGGGGCGACTGGAGGAAATAGTGTTGCAATGGGTTATTTATGTAAATCCGCAGGTAGTGCCTCAGTAGCAATAGGTGGTTCGTGTAATGCTGATGGAACGTCATGCGTAGCAATTGGAGGTAGTAGTCAAGCTAATTTTTCTTATTCAGTTGCTATTGGCTCTTATGCAAGGGGTGATAGATATGGAAAATATGCGTTTTCAAGCGGTGGAAATCTTTTAGGCGGTTATCAATACGGTTTAATAGTATTAAGAGCTGCTACCACAGGAGCGACTGCAACAGTATTAACCAGTGATGGTGGCGGAGCTTCGTCACTTAATCAAGTTATTTTGCAAAATAATTCAGCTTATACTTTTTCAGCTTTAATAGTGGCAAGACAACAAGCGGCTGGCGGCACACAAGCAGCTTCATGGAAAGTGGAAGGATTAATTAGACGTGAAAGCACTGCGGCAACGGCAACACTTGTCTCTTCAACTACAACCACAATATCAAATGTTCCAGCATGGACATTAGCAGTATCTGCTGACACAACAAATGGTGGACTTACTATAACTGCAACAGGCGCGGCAGCAACAAATATTCGTTGGGTAGCTACAGTGCAAACTGCTGAAGTAATATATGAATAATTTTCTAACAACAGAACAGGGAATCAACTATGGCAATTCAATTAGATTTAGCAGAAAGTAATTTTGGTGTTGCATTTGCAGGCGCATATTTTAGAGTAGTCACATCGTCTATTAACCGTCAACGCGAAGCAAAGTTTTCAGTGATAATTGACGTGGTAGGCTATGCAGCTAAGCCTTTAAACGATGACATTAAAGACATCGACTTCCGCAGATACCATGCGCACTTAACAGACGTAGAAGCGCAAACAGGCGACAACTTCCTTGAAAAAACCTATAATTGGGTAGCATCACAACCCGATATGGTTGGCGCGGTAGCTGTGTAATGTTCGGTTTTTCTGCATTTGCTGATACGCCTTTTGCTGCGTTATTAAGTAGCGAAACACCCACGCCTGTTGTTATTGTAGAAACAAGAGGCGGCTACAAAGCAAAGAAAAAAGAATATAAAAACAATAATTTAGAAATTGAAAAAGCTGTAGCAGAGGCGGTTGAATCTGTAACGGGCGAGCCAAAACCAGAAATTGATAAAGAAATTGTAAATACAATTATTGCAAAAGAAAGCACATTTGTTGAAGATTATGAAAAGATTTTACAATTAGAAACAGATAAAGCCGCAATTGAATTTGCAATGGCGCAAATGTTAGAGGCAGAGCGCGATGATGAAGAAGCATTACTTTTACTTTTATAATTGGGGATAAAAATGGGTTTTGAAGTAATTTCTGGCGTTGATTCAAATGGATCTCCGCAAGCGGCAAAAATAGACGGTAAATCGTTGGCAGTTAGCACAAACGGCACAAGGTCAACTTTTCGGTATGTAGCGCAAGATGTATCACCTGTTGCAACAGCAACTGATGTATTGGTGTTATCTGGTTCTGCAAGCAAAGTCATTCGTGTCACAAGAGTGTCAGTAACAGGCACAGCAACAGCGGCATCTATTTATGACCATTATTTAATCAAACGCACAACAGCTAATACTGGCGGAACATCAACAAGTTTAACCGCTGTTCAATCGGATTCAACAGATACTGCACAATCAGCAACACTAAAACTTTATACTGCAAACCCTTCTGCGTTAGGGACTGGGATTGCAGCTGAAGGAAATAAAACCTATTTAGCGGCTGGGGCTGCACCAGGTGCGGCAGCATTACCACACGCTTACTCATTTGGAGATCGTAACGATAAAGCTATTGTTCTTCGTGGCACAGCAGAATCGTTAGCGATTAACTTTGGCGGTCAAACCGTTCCTTCAGGTGCTAATTTGTATTTGAGTATTGAATGGACAGAGGACGATGTTTAATGCCCTTGTATGAAGTAACGTGTAAAAAATGCGGCAAATCGCAAGATATATTCAGAAAACTATCTGACTATAATAATTTGCCTGAATGTTGCGACACAATAATGACGCGCGTTATATCTGCGTCATTTGTTCATGCTGAATTTGCGCCATACAAATCAATGATTGATGGTAGAATGATAACGGACAGAGGACAACATCGCAGGCATTTGAAAGCAAACGGGTGTAGTGAAGTTGGTAATGAAGACATGACGCCAAAAACAGATCATTTTTCAGAAAAACGCAAACAACAACAATTACGCAGTGAAATCGCTGCTAGATTAACTTAAGGAATTACAATGGACGAATTAGACAACTCTAATGAATCGCAAGAAGTAGCAGAAGAACAACAGGTTGAATCAACTGAAACACGCGATATTATTGAACGTGAATTAGAAAAAACAGAACAACCACAAGAAGAAACACAACAAGAAGAAAAGCCACGCTCAACAGCGTTTAATTCTTGGAAAAAAGAAGCGGCTGCCGAGCTTGAAAAATTGCCAGATCATGTTCAAAAACACATAATTGAACGTGAAACGCAATTTCATAAAGGGATTGAGCAATATCGTGAAGCGGCTAATTTTGCAAAAACAATTGATAAAAGCATTTCACCATTTAAAGATTATTTAAATGAAATGCAAGTGACACCAGATGTAGCATTTCAAAACCTACTTAAGACTGAACACACGTTAAGACGTGGTTCACCGCAAGAAAAAATTGAAATGATGCAAAAATTGGTGCATGATTATCAAATAGATTTGGGTGCGTTGATTAACACACCGTATGACCCAAATTACATGAATTTAAAATCTCAATTAGAGTGGACTAAAAGTCAGCTCGAATCTTCTAACGACTTTAGACAAAGCCACGAAGATGCTCAAATTCAATCAAGCATTTCTGAATTTGGGCAACAACATGAGTATTTTGATGATGTTCGCACCACGATGGCAGACCTGCTAGAAAAAGGATTGGCGAATAATCTTGAAGATGCTTATGTTAAGGCGATACGTTTAAACGATGATGTTTTTGCGAAAGTGCAAACTAAACAGCAAGCAAATTCCAAACATTCACAATTAAACCAAGCTAATCAAGCCGCAAAAGCGGCAAGACAATCGGCAGTACAAATAAAAGGCTCGCCGATTGGAGTAAAAAACCAAGCCGCGCCATCTAGCACAGAAGATGCAGTTAGGCAGGCTATGATTTCACTTGGACTTTAAAAGGATACTAACATGGCATACGCTAATAGTGCGATTAGTGACATTATCGCAACAACCATCGAAAGCCGTACAAAAGCGGCTCAAGATAACTTAACAAACAACAATGCTTTGCTTATGCGTTTACAAGAACGCGGCAACGTTAAACCAATTACTGGCGGTAGCACAATCTTACAAGAGTTGTACTACAACGACCCTAACACCAACTACGCAAACAGCTATAGTGGTTATGAAGTAATTAATATTTCACCAGATTCGCCCATTTCTGCGGCTCAATTTACCATGAAGCATTATGCTGACGCGGTAACAATTAGCGGTCCAGAAATTTTGCAAAACAGCGGCAAAGAGCAAATGATTGAATTGCTTGCAACTCGCGTTGAAATTGCAGAAGCGCGTTTGCGTAACAAAATTGATTTTGATTTGCATGGTGATGGAACATTAAACGCAGGCAAATCACTTGTTGGTTTAACTGCTATGATTTCAACCACACCAACAACCGGCACTTATGGCGGTATTGACCGTGCTACTTGGGCATTTTGGCAAAACGGAGCAGACACATTAAGCTCTGCAACTGTTTCAAATATCCAAGCAAAAATGAACACTGTTGCATTAAGTCGTGTGCGTGGTACAGATCACGTTGATTTGATTTATGCAGGTTCAACTGCTTATTCGCTTTATTTAGGTTCTTTGCAAGCAATCCAACGTATTACTGACGATAAGTTGGGCGCGGCTGGTTTCTCTGCGTTGAAATTCTACGGTGGCGCGGGTACTGCTGACGTTATCTTAGGTGGCGGTATTGGTGGAAACCAAGCGGCAGGACGTATGGACTTTATCAACACTAAATACGTTCATTTCCGTCCACATAAAGACCGTAATTTTGTGGCTATTGGTGGAGATCGTCAAGCAGTTAACCAAGACGCAGTTGTTCGTTTAATGGGTTGGTCTGGCGCATTAACCTGCTCTGGCGCACAATTCAATGCTGTTTTAACTGTTACAGTTTAATTTAGGAGGACTAATAATGGCTTATGTAATTACCACTCCGCTTGCTGGTTTTCAAGGTATCGCATTAACTGATACTACGCAAAATCACGCTTTAGGCACAATCGTTCAAGCTACTGATGGCACTTATGGTGGCGGTGAATTTATTTATTTAAAAGGTGTTGCTTCAACTGTTGTTGGCTCACTTGTAAATTATGATACATATTTAGGAACAACCACCTTAGCACCTGCTACTGGTGGCATTGGTTCTGTTGCTGTTGCAATGTCAATTAATGTTGCAAATCAATATGGCTGGTATCAAATTCAAGGTGTTGCAGCAGTGAAAGCACCAAATGCTATGACTCCGGGTTCAAATGTTTATATGTTGGCAGCAACACCCGGCAGTGTAGACGATGCACAAGTTAATGGTGAGCAGGTTCTTAATGCTCAAGTTACTACAACGACTGGCACACCAAGCACAGGTTTGGCATTGATTGAAATCAATCGCCCATTCTTGCAAGGTCAAATCGTTTAATTTAATTAGGGGAGTAGTAACCTACTCCCCACTTTTGAGAGTATAAAAAATGAGTGAGCAAATTAACTACGTTGGCGAAACCGGTGGCGATGTTTATTTAGATGTAACTTTTTACAAAGCAATTTACAATGGCGAAGAAGCTGATTTTATTAAAATTGGCGTTCCTGGTGATAAAACAATCACTATTGATACATTAGCTGATGATGTACACAAAGCAAGATTTAAACGTCAATATGATGCTTATATTGGCTACAGAGATATTAAAGGACACCCTATTGATGAATGGGAAGAAATACCGCGATTTAAGAAATTTTGCGCTTTTGTTCTAATTTGCACTCCGCCCATCATTCTTGCAAATGCTGAATCTGGCGCGCCCGCAATTTGTTCTACACATTTAAAGCCTTGATAATTTAATTCAGTTCGAAAAGTTTGCGGTATTTCTTT